CGCGTGACGGCAAGCTGGCGCAGCTCCGGGCGATCCAGGGCGCTCGCAAGTCGAGCTGACCGTGACGCTGTACGGGTGCGAGGAGCCTCGCATCTACACCCCGCCGCTGCGCGAGCTCACCCCCGAAACCTCACTCGGCTTCAGCGTGATCACCTTCGCGGAGACCGTGCTGGAAATCGACCTGATGCCCTGGCAGCGGTGGCTGTTGATCCACCTGCTTGAGCTGCGGACGGACGGCACGCTGCGGTTCCGGACGGTGGTCGTGCTGATCGCCCGGCAGAACGGCAAGAGCACCCTCAGCCAGATCATCGCGCTGTGGTTCATGTACGTGTACGGCGTACCGCTCGTGATCGGCACCGCGCAGGACCTGGACGTGGCCGAGGAAATCTGGCAAGGCGCGGTGGACCTCGTTGAGGAGACGCCCGAGCTGGATGAGCTGAAGCAGCACGTGATCCGCGTCAACGGCAAGAAGACGCTGGTGCTGACAACCGGTGAACGCTACAAGGTCAAGGCCGCCAACCGGCGTGCCGGTCGCGGACTGTCCGGCGACCTCGTGTTGCTGGACGAGCTGCGGGAGCATCAGTCCTGGGACGCCTGGGGCGCGATCACCAAGACCACCATGGCCCGCTCCATGGCCCTGATCCTTGCCATGAGCAACGCCGGGGACAGCACGTCGATCGTGCTGCGGTACCTGCGGAAGCTGGCGCATCTGGCGCTGGGCGACCCGGACGGGATCAACCGCGACGACGACGAGCTGCGGCCGGACGAGGACGACGCCGCGCTGGACGAAGACGATGACTCGCTGGCGATCTTCGAGTGGTCGGCCCCGGACGGAGCCGACCTTCGGGACCGGCAGGCGTGGGCGCAGGCCAACCCGGCGCTCGGCTACACCATCACCGAGCGCACCGTCGCGTCGGCCGTCCGCACCGACCCGGAGTGGATCTTCCGCACCGAGGTGCTGTGCCAGTGGTCCGAAGGGACGCTGGAGGGCCCGTTCCCGCCAGGAGCGTGGGAAGCCAGCAGCGACCCGGACAGCACCCGGGCCCCCGGCGCGTCCATCGCGCTCGGGGTAGACGTGAGCTGGGACCGGGCGCACGCCTACGTCGCGCTGGCGTCGGTCCGGCCGGACGGGCTGTATCACGTCGAGCTGATCGCAAGGCGCGCCGGGACCGAGTGGCTGGCCGACTGGCTGACGTCTGCGGAGCGCGCACCGGAGGTCAAGCGAGCGCCAGTAGCGCTGCAAGCCCGGGGTGCCCCTGTTTCGGGCCTGGCTGCGTCCCTGACGGACGCCGGGGTGCAGGTGGTGCCTTGGGGTGCCGGAGACCTTGGGGCCGCCGCAGGGGCCTTCTACGACCGCGTGCGGGCCGCCGTAGGCGAGGGCGAGCTGTCGGTTGGCCTGCGGCACCGCGACCAGCCCGCACTGAACCTCGCCGCCGCGACCGCTTCCACCCGCCCCGTGGGCGACTCGTGGGTCTGGGACCGGCGCGGATCGCCCACCGACGTGAGCCCGCTGGTCGCGGTCACCGCAGCCCTGTGGTGCCTGACGGACGGGATGCCCGAACCACCCCCGGTGAGTGCCTACGAGGCCGCCAGATTGGAGGTCTTCTGATGGGTCTGTTCGACCGGTTCCGGAGGACTCAGGTCGTGGCGACCTGGCCCCCGTCGTACGGCGACTGGTACGGGGCCTGGCGACTGTCCCGCGACGAGTACGAGCGGATCTTGGGGCTGTCGGCCGGGGAGATGTGGCGCACGCAGCCCTACCTCCGCACGGTCGTGACGTTCCTGGCCCGCAACATCGCCCAGCTCGGGCTGCAAGCCTTCCAGCGGGTCGATGACGTGGACCGGCAGCGGATCCATGACGGAGTGGGCGAAATCGTCCGGCGGCCCAACCGGGCCACCACCACCTACGAGCTGATCTATGGCCTGGTGGCGGACCTTGCCCTGTACGACAAGGCGTACTGGCTCATGTCCGACGACCCCGAGCAGCCGCTGTCCCGGCTGCCGGTGCCGTGGGCAACCGCCTGGGGAGGTGACGCGCTCGGCCCGGCGTTCTACCGGGTGCGCGTCAACGACAAGGGCGAGACCGTCGATATCCCGGCCGATCAGGTGCTGGCGTTCCACGGCTGGTCGCCTGAGTCGCTGGCGACTGGCTCGTCACCGATCCACGCACTCAAGGAGCTGCTGGCGGAGCAGGTGCAGGCCGCCCGGTACCGCGAGGCTGTCTGGCAGCGGGGCGGCAAGGTCGGCTCGGTGCTGACCCGCCCGGCTGGCGCGCCGATGTGGTCCGACGAAGCCCGCAAGCAGTTCAAGCTCGACTGGGAATCGCGGTACAGCGGGCAGGGGCCGGGCGTCGGTGGCACGCCGCTGCTGGAAGACGGCATGAGCCTCAGCCGAGTGGACTTCTCGGCCCACGAGATGGAGTTCATCGAAGGGGCCCGGCTGGCGCTCAACACCGTCGCCAGCGTCTACCACATCAACCCGACGATGATCGGGCTGCTCGACAACGCCAACTACAGCAACGTTCGCGAGTTCCGGCGGATGCTCTACGGGGACACCCTGGGGCCGATCCTGGCGCAGATCGAGGACCGGCTGAACGCCTTCCTCGTGCCGCGCTTCGACGACCGGCCGGACGTGTACCTGGAGTTCAACATCGAGGAGAAGCTGCAAGGCAGCTTCGAGGAGCAGACGCAGGCGCTTCAGTCGTCGGTGGGTCGGCCGTGGATGACCGCCAACGAGGCCAGGGCCCTGCGGAATATGCCGGCCGTTCCAGACGGCGAAGGTCTCGTGACTCCGCTCAACGTTCTTGTGGGAGGGCAGGCGTCCCCGCGCGACAGCGCACCGGCCCCCCAGCCGATCGCCGCCAGCCGGGGCGGCAAAGGCCGCCTCGTGCTGCTCAAGGCCGCTGTCACGGAACGCCAAGCGGAGCAGGTGACCGCCGTCCTGCGCCGGTTCTTCGAGCGCCAGCGGTCGGCCGACAAGTACGGCCGGGGCGGGGACTGGGACGAGGAGCGGTGGAACCGCGAGCTGGCCGATGACCTGCACCGCGTCGCGCTGTCCGTCTCGGGCACGCTCGGCAAGCAGGAGGCCATGGCGCTCGGCTTCTCCGAGAACGACTACGACCCCGACGCCACGGTCAACTTCCTCCAGGCGGTCATGGAGCAGCGGGCCGCGAACATCAACGAGACCACCAAGACCCAGATCGAGCAGGCGATTCTCGACCCTGAGGGCGACCCGTCCAACGTCTACCGCAACGCGCTGGACAGCCGGGCCGCCGGAATCGCCATCGGCCTGACCACCTGGCTCGCCGGATTCGCCAGCCAGGAAGCCGCCGGGCAGATCGCCCGCGTCAACAACGTCGAGCCGTCCAAGACCTGGATCACCGGGTCCAACGCTCGACCCGAGCACGCCCGCATGAACGGCGAGACCGTCCCGCTGGACGACAAGTTCAGCAACGGGCTGATGTGGCCCGCCGACGCGGACGGCGACGCGGACGAAGTTGCCGGGTGCAACTGCTCCCTGCAAATCAACCTCACCTGACTCCCCCTGCCTGGGGTGCCACGGCCCGAGCCGTGCCCCCCTCACCCCCCAACGGCCCAAGCCAACCGGGCCCCCGGGCGGGGGGACTCCACCTGCCTGATCGCCCGCAAGGAGGGCTGCCCGACATGCCTGAACTCAAGACCCTGCCTGCCCGCGTCAAGGCCGCGAACGCCACTGACGACGGGATCGTGGAAGCGCTGGTCGCCACGTACGACGTGGACAGCTCCGGCGACCGGATCATCCCCGGCGCGTTCGCAAACTCCCTGGAGGAGTGGGCGAAGTCGGGCCAGTCCATTCCCTTCATCTGGTCGCACCAGCACGACGACCTGGACGCCTACCTGGGCGACGTGCTGGAGGCGAAGGAGACCGACGAAGGTCTGTGGGTCAAGGCCCAGATCGACATGGAGGACCCCAAGGCAGCCAAGGCGTTCCGCCTGATCAAGGGCGGCCGGGTCCGCCAGTACTCGTTCGCGTACGACGTTCCCGAGGGCGGCGCGAAGGAGGACACGGACGGGCCGGGTGAGACCGCGCTGTCCGAACTGAAGCTCTACGAGGTAGGGCCGACGCTCATCGGGATGAACCAGAACACCCGGACGTTGGATGCCAAGCGCAACCAGTCCGGCGAGAAGGCGGGCCGCGTCTTGTCCGCCAAGAACGAAGGCGATCTGAAGCAGGCGGTGGACCTCATCAAGGGAGTCCTGGCCCAGCTCGCCGAGAACAGCGACACCACCAGTCAGGCGAAGACCAGCGATGCCGGTCCGGCCACGACCCAGGAGCCCAACGGGGCCACGGTCCAGGAGCCCAACCGAGCCACGTCCGTCACGACCCTGGCAGCCGAATTCGACCTCATCGAACTGGAAGGGAGTGCTTCGTGAGCACCCTGAAGGAGCAGCGTTCCGCTGCGATCAAGGCTGCCCGTGACCTCATCGAGGCGGCCAAGAAGGAGAACCGGGAACTGACCCCGGACGAGCTGAAGTCCGTGCAGGGCCACAAGGACAACGTGGCCAAGCTGGACGAGCAGCTCAAGAGCAAGGCGCTCGTGGACTCGGTGATGGCCCTGGGCGGCACCGAGGGCGAGCGCGAGGACGGCGACAAGGGCGAGGCCAAGACCGCCAAGTCGCTGGGCGAGCACTTCGCCATGCACGTCAAGTCCGAAGGTCTGGCGCGCCTCAAGGGCACCAGCGGGCTGAGCATCGCCACCCCGGAGTTCGTGCCCGGCAAGGCCGCGACCGACCCGCAGGTGACGACCGGCGCGGCCTTCGTGCCGCTGCTCACCGAGTACGACCGGACCATTGTCCGCGCGTACCGGCCGGGCCCGGTCGTGGCCGACCTGCTCGGCAGCGG